GTATTGTGATAGTGAAAACGAGGTTTTGAAAAAATTAATTAGGGATCCTAACTATTAGTATGGAGGCTATACCCATGGCAGACGATAAGATCGTAGCACCATCCAGCCTATCGGTGGCTGGCAAAAACTGGTGGAGAAAAATACACGATGAGTGTGGCGCAGATATGACACCATCGCAGCTGCTGCAATTACAAACTGGCCTGGAGCAGCTGGACACTATGAAGGCAGCGCAGGCACTGGTGAAAAAAGAGGGTTTAACGGCGCTGGATAGGTTTGGCCAGGCCAAGCCACATCCTATGCTGGGCGTGATTAAAGATTGCGCCAATGGTGTGCGTGCCATGCATAAGCTGCTGGGCCTGGATCTTGATTTCGATGATGAGTGACAACCCATGAGGAAGCGCAAAAACCCAAGAAAGCGCAGAGCCAATCTGGTGGCGATTTCCGACTACCAGCGAGCCTACCTGCTAACTGGCGTGGCGTTTGATTTCCTGAAAACAGAGGGCGACAAAACCAAGCCATTTCCCAGCGTGGCAGCCACCAAGCGATCCTGGCAGGTGCACAAAACCAGCTTGCTGGAGGAAACCGGCAGCACATGCAAGCCATGGGCCTGGTGCAGGTTTGTGGGCGATGGTGCCAAGCTGCCACGCACCAGGCGTGGTAAAAGGGGGGCACCAATTTTCCCAGATGCGACACAATCTGGCAAGTGGCCAATGGACAGGCCAGACATCTGGACAGCCAAGGCGCACCAGTGGCACAGCGAGTATGCGAGGCCAGCCACAGAGCATCTAAAATATAAACTGGCCTGCAAAATGGCGCGGGCGGGCACCAATGATGCTGGGATGCGCTGGGATCCAGTTTGGCTGCGAACCTGGAGCGATGTAGAGGCCACACTATCTGGCTGCTGGTTTGATGATGCCAAAGCCAGCCATGCTGTGGCATTTTTCCGACTGCTACGCCACACCAAAGGCGAGTTTGCTAGCAGGCCATTTGTACTGCTGCCGTGGCAGGAATTCGACGTTATACGGCCATTGTTTGGTTGGCAGCAGGTTGGCGAGATCAGGCGATACAGCAATGGGTATATCGAGATACCAAAGAAAAACGGCAAATCCACATTGTGTAGTGGTATCAGTTTGTACTTATTGATCGCAGATAATGAGCCAGGCGCAGAGGTTTATAATTGTGCCAGCGACAGGAAACAGGCCACCATAGTGTTTAAGGAGGCGATGCGGATGGCTAAAAAATGTCCATATATAAACAGGCTGCTGCGCTACCGGGACAGCATAAAGCGCATAGATTACGATGTGGCTAATGGCGAATATGAGGCGCTATCGTCTGATGTGGGCACCAAAGAAGGCATGAATATATCGGGGCTGGTGTTCGATGAATTGCACGCACAAAAAAACCGTGATCTATTCGATGCATTGATCTATGGTGGCGCTGCCAGGTTACAACCATTATTCCTGGCGATCACCACAGCAGGCACATACGATCCAACGTCTATTGGATGGGAGCAGCACAGCTATGCCAGGCGAGTGCTGGAGGGTGGCGCAGGGCCAGCAGAAGATTGGGGATTTTTCAGCTACATACGCTGTGTGGTGCTAAGCGATCCAGATAAGAAAGGTGGCGGTATGGAGTGGACAGATCCAGCCTGGTGGCACAGAGCAAACCCAAGTCTGGCCGTGGCTATACCACTGGATAAGTTTGCGCAGGAGTGCAAAACAGCTGCCGAAGTGCCCAGCAAACAGAATAGTTTTAAACGCTACAAAGCCAATCTATGGGTGCAGGCCAGGGAAATTGCGTTTAAAGCCAGCGACTGGGCAGCGTGCCTGGTGGATAATGGGGCTAATGGCTATGGCGTGCACGATAAATTGTGCCAGGATTTGGTGGGCCGCAGATGTTTTGGTGGGCTGGATCTGTCCAGCACTGCCGATTTAACAGCAGCAGCGCTATGGTTTCCACCTATCGCTGGCGAAAACCATGGCCATCTAATAACCAGGTTTTGGCTACCAGAGGATAATATACTGGAATTAGAGCGCAAAGCCAGAGCGCCATATACTACATGGGCAGCTGGTGGCTGGCTGGATTTAACGCCAGGCGATATGGTGGATTATCAGATGGTGCGCCAGGGTATCTGCGAATGGTCCAAAACATTCCAGCCAGTCAATTGGCGTTTTGACAGATGGAGTGCAGCGGGATTGGTGACACAACTAGCCGAGGATGATGGCCTGGAAATGGTGGAATTTGGCCAGGGCTATGGTTGGATGAATTCACCCACAAAGGAATTCGAGCGGCTGATCGTGTCTGGCCAATTGCGCCATCCAGGCAATCCAGTGCTGGACTGGATGATAGGCAATTGCGAACTGGATCGGGATAGTGAAGACAGGATCAAGATCGTCAAGGCGCGCAAGAATATCAGGCTAAAGGTGGATGGACCAGTGGCCAGTGTTATGGCACTGGATGGTGGGATGCGCGATACTGGGCCACAAAAAAGTGCCTATGAGGATATGGAATTGGTGACAATATGAGCAGCCAGCAGATGGAAAAACAGAGCCAGCCACAGGAAATGCCAGGCCATTGCAGCTGCTGTGGCCAGCGATGGGTTGGCATACGCTGCCAGGAATGTGGCGCACCAGTCCCAGTAGGGCGCACCATGCCAGCGACAGAGGCAGGCACAGTGGTGCGCTATTACTACTGCCAATGTGGCTGGCGATACAAACACGCAGAATAGATATATATACCTTTCTACGCAGACAGAAACAAACCTATACAAACACAAACCGATCTATGGTCTAATGGTTCCATCGAAATCCACCGATGGAGCCATTATTATTTTGGCCAAAGCAAAACGCGATAAAATTCTACCCGATTTCCTGGTGATCTGCGGTTTCCTTCTCTTCGCTGCGGGTCTGGTTCAAATCAGCATACCGCTGGCGTGCACAGCCAGTGGTGTGCTGATTGCTCTATTTGGTGGGGTATTGGGCTGGAGATCTGGCAGTTGATCGTATCAGCTATTAGAGATTTTCTAACACGGTCCACCCTGGCCAATCCAGACGATACACTGCTGAATGCGATTGGTGGGAATTCCACCACCAGTGGTGTAAAGGTCAACACCACATCGGCTATGACCAGCAGCGCAGTGCTGTGTGCGCATCGAAACCTTACCGAATCCGTGGCCATGCTGCCATGGCATCTATACCGGCAGGATGTGGCAGCAGGCACAAAGCGCCATCCAGCTGTGGACCATCCAGTATATAAGCTGCTGAAAAGTAACCCGAATCCAGAGCTTACACCGTTCCAGTTTAAGGAATGGACGCAGGGATCGATGCTAACCCGTGGCAATGCATATGCGGAAATCCAGCGCAATATCCATGGCGCACCAACCGCATTGTGGCCACTGCACGCCAGCAGGGTAAAACCTGTGCGCATTAATGGGTTTCGGCACTATGAGTGCCAGTTGGATGGTGGTGGCACTGCTATCATAGAACCACAAAACATGCTGCATAATCGTGGCTTTTTTGAGGGTGGTCTTGTTGGCCTATCATTGATCCAGCTGGGCAAAGAGGCCATAGGCACCGGTATTGCGCAGGCTAAATACGAATCATTCTTTTTCAATAACGCCAGCGCGCCATCTGGAATAATTACCCACCCACTAAGCCTGGAAGCCAAGACCAAAAAGAATATTTTGGCAGGGTGGGGAAAGCGCCATGCTGGGCTGGACAATTCGCAGCGGGTTAGTATCCTGGATGAGGGTATGTCTTGGACCAGCACCAGCGTTTCGCCATCGGATGCGCAGTTAATAGAGGGCCGCAAATACAGTGTGCTGGAAGTGTGCCGAATCTTTAAGGTGGCACCACACAAACTATTCGAGCTATCAAACGCTACATTTTCAAACATCGAGCAGCAAAGCATCGAGTTTGTGATCTTCACCCTTATGCCATGGTTGATTCGGATGGAGGAACAGGCCGAAAAAAGTCTACTGGCAGACAGTGAGATCGGGCAGTACTACTGCAAGTTTAATGTGGATGCGCTATTGCGTGGCACGATCAAAGAGCGATACGAGGCATACGCCATTGGAAAGCATAATGGTTTTCTAAGTGCAGACGATATACGGGATCGCGAGGATCTAAACCCACTGCCAGATGGCCAGGGAAATATATACACGATTCCCCTTAATATGCAAAGCGCCAAAGATCTGGCACAGCCGGACGGCACTGTGGAGCCATTAAACGATGGCGATAGCGAAACCAAGACAGCACCAACGGCAGACCGGGCCAGAGCCAAGCGCAACCAGACTGTGGAATACCGCAGGCGTTTGCGTAGGGATTTCAGAAAAGTATTACATGGCGCAGCCAGCCAGGTGGTGCGTGCCGAATCCAGAGAGTTAAACAAGCTGCTGGAGAAGCATATAGGCCAGCGCAGCGCAGAGACACTGGGCGAGGCTATCAGGCAGTACTATGGCGAGACAGCAGCAGCCATGATAGAAAAGCTACTTGGGCCAAGTTTCGCAGCCTATGGCGAGGCAGTGACACTGGCAGCAGCCACCGAAATGGGGGGCGATGTGCCAGATATGGCCAAGTTTATCGCAGATTACACTGGCCAGTTTGCTGCACAGTATGGCGAAAAGCGCCAGGCAGAAATAGCGCAGATTATAGCCAACGCAGATCCAGATCTGGTGGCTGCCGAAATCACAGATCGCATGGATGAGTGGAACGAAAAGACAGCAGATAAAGTGGCCAATAAC